GGTTCGAAAGATTCAAAAACTTTTTATATTGTGGTAGGACAAAATATCAAAAAGTACCGTGATCTAAGAAATTACAGCCTTCAGGTGTTGGCAGAAAAAATTGGAATTACAAAAAAAACAGTTCAAAGATATGAACATGGTGAACATAAAATCGACATGGATCGACTAAAAGAAATAGCAGTTGCCTTGGGTGTTACAGTTAATCAATTAACCGAAGGTGCATATACATATCTGGGCGAAGAGCCCGCAGAAACAGAAAACATAAGTCTGCCAATCGTAGGAAAAATCTCCTGTGGTAATGGTCGAGTAGCTTATGAATCTATTGAGGGGTATGAAACAACCCCGCGTTCTTGGATTAATGGCGGCCAATATTTCTACTTGAGAGCTAAAGGCGATAGCATGAACGGGGCACGCATTTATGACGGGGATTTACTCTTGATTCGGCAACAGGAAGAAGTTGAAGATGGAGAGATTGCAGCAGTACTGATTGACGATGAGGCAGTTTTGAAGAAGGTTTACAAGCAAAATAATGCTTTGATTTTACAATCTACAAATCCAAATTATCCTCCTATCGTTTTAACTGGAGGAGAAACGAACATCCGTATCATTGGAAAATTGAAAAAAGTAGTGATTAACTTTTAAAATATATAATCAACAATGGTAGTATTTGCCTAAATCTGATAGACTATTTTTGTTAATGATTATCAGTTTTAGGGGGACAACATGAATAAACCATTTTATAAGCGCTGGATGTTTTGGGTGATCGTCATCGTGGTTGGCGGAACCATCGGGCTGCTGACAGGTAATGACGATCCGGCTGATCAGGCAACGCCTGCGGCGACAGAGGAAGCGCAGCCTGTTGTTGCCGAGCAAACTGCTGAACCGACCGTTGCCCCAAGTACTGGAGAAACCAGCTCAGTTGAAGCATCTATCAGCTGGGAATCAGCAATTAAACAGATTTCACAATCGGATACTGACCCTACTCAAAAAGCTGATGCAGCTGAAGTTTTAGCGCGTGATTATCAGCCCTCTGCTGAGGAGATTAAAGATTTTCAATCTCAAATTATAGAGGAATTTACCGCTCAAAATTACTTATCTCAAAACAACGAAGCTGAATATATGCTAACCAATATCTTTAAATCTGTGGTTGTTGAGCGTGCAAACGAGGGCTCACCTATTGGCGACTTTGCATATGACTATTACCAAAACACCAAGTATACATTCCGTGGTGCTGACGCTCCTGACAGCGAATCTGTTAAAAGCAATGAGGAACAAATGAAAAAAGCACTCGACAAAATAAAATAACTAAAGCCCCGGGAAGGCACCCCGGGGCTTTCTTATGTAAGGCTGGCAGATACGATTTCCTTAATCCGCAACCATTATACAGCTTAATCTTTTAGTTGCCCGATCAATCACAAAAATGCAATCTATGGCGATTTTCGAAAAAATTAAACGTCGAAATGTTATAGGAACTCTACTGCTCAAACAACTCGGTTGGCGAAGCAGACCGCTGGCTTGTACTATGACACTTTTTTCTGTAAAACCACATGTCATGGTGAACATCACCTTGCTACTGAGGTAAATTACTTAACCTGTTGGCAACATATGACTAAAAGTATCTATATCATTTTTCTTTTTATTTAGCAGAATATGATCATCCTTAATTTGTATCTCTTCTGGTAAAAACACATCACGAACTAAGTTAGACTCAAATTCAATAGTATCTTCGGGATATACCTTTTCGCCTTTTGCAGTTGTACTAGTGAGCTCTACTCTATATGTAATGCAAGATTTATATTCCTTAAACAAGCTATATTCGTCAGAACTAACCTGAGTTTCTTCTGGGGCTCCGAAAACGTTTTGAGCTTGTGTTTCCTCAGATAAAGCTCTGATAATGTTGAAAAATGTTTGATTACAGCTTTTATAATAGTACTCTAACTCCTCCAAACTCATCGGTGGAGCCCCTGCAGCATTTCCTTGAATTTTTCTATTATGAATTCTCCTAAATAGTATTTGTGAACTTTCTACAGTAACTAAAACAAACTCCATTGTATAACCGGCTTTAAGCAAAACTTCAATATCTTTCTGTACTCCACCTATGGTTACTCCTTGAAGAAAGAGCACTAACTCCTTTTCATCTGAGGTATTTTTCTGTTGTAGCAAATCGGTAAATTCTGAAGACAACAATTCTATAAGATGACTAGTTGTTCTCCATATAATGTCAAAAGGCGAATTATGATTAGTCTTAATTAAGGGGAGGTGAAAAAAGTTCTTATTTAAGATATCTTTATCAACATTAATAGCTTGATAATTGTTGTATTTTGCTTTTACTTCTCGGCCAAAGGTAAAAGATTTACCTGTAGCGGGTGGTCCAAAGAGAACTATTACTTTTGGCAAAGCACATCTCTCCTTATCGCTTCTTTAACTTCCTCAAAAGTGGTTTCAAACTGACTAAATAATAAATTAATAGTTTTCAACGTAAGACTCTCATAATCAATACTTAAAATCATTTGTCCTACGTTGTATGCGAGCATTTGTTTAAGATATTCCTTGGTTTCACCTTCATAATCTTTATCAATTCTAATGATTTCTTTTAAAACAAAGTGCTGAATTCTCTGAACATCTTGATTTACATCTCGTGAAATTAAATCTGCTGCAAAGAAAGCCCCTGTAAGTCTCTCTTGCTTTTTATGATCTATAACTTGTACAGGTAGTTTGGGTAGTTTTGAATGCCTAGGTTTTTTACCACGAATCTTTACCATATTATCATCTGGCTTAGAATCAATATTAATCAAAGGAGTGACTCTTACACCTAATTTATGTCTTTTGGAACTGATACTGCGTTGTGCAAGTGAATTGCGTATAAGCCTTCTATCATACACATCAGGAAACCTTTGACCCAGTTCAAATCTTATCTCCTTTGCACCTTTTCCATTTTTTTTTACAACTTTTTTTTCCAACAAAGCTTACCACCTCCGTTCATGGTCTTGGAATATATTCTGTACTTACTTCATCCTAGTCTTATCTCCCCCAAATATGTATCTTAGAATATAACTCCACCCCTTTTTCCCTTATTTTACAATTTGATATTACTGCAATTATGCAGATAAGTATAGCAAAACATATGATATAGGAAATTGAATGTAATACGGCTAGTCCCAATACTTACCGCCCCAGAAGGGCTTAGTTAAGCCTTATAATCATTAAGAGGTGAAACTATGTTTATATCCCCTATGCTGCTGCAGACGGCTCCAGGGCCGTTCTCGCACAGTGAATTTATATATGAGCCCAAGATAGACGGGCATCGCTTGATTTATTCACAACAGAACGGAAAGATCCGGCTGTATACCCGGCACGATAATGACTGCACCCGGCAATACCACGAGTTGCAGCTGCCCTTTGCAGACGATGTAATCCTGGACGGAGAGGTGGCCTGCGTCGATCCGACAACAGGAGTATCTGATTTCGAATCGATTATGAGCCGATTTAGCGCCCGCCGGACTGATAAGATAACCCAGCTCACCGGCACCCTGCCAGCTTATTACGGCATCTTTGACATCCTCCAGTACAAAGGCCAAGACCTCACTGGTTTGCCTCTGATGCGCCGCAAAGAGATACTGGCAAGATTAGCCCTCCCTTCCGGTAGCTTCGGCATAGTACCGCACGTAGACGGTGCAGGTGAGGCTTTATTCCAGCAGATCGAGGTACGAGGAATGGAAGGTGTAGTGGGCAAACGTAAAAATAGCATTTATGAGATTGGCCGGCGCAGTCATGCCTGGCAGAAGGTTATTAACTGGACGTATGCTGAGGTGTATATCACCGGCTACCGCAAACAGGAATTTGGCTGGAAATGATTATGTTGGTTTAATCTATGTTTAACATTCGCATATCTTTGAGGGTTTAAGAAGAGTGAATGAAAGAAACAGTAATAGATGTTAATCGTGGCAAAGACCATGACAGCACAACCCATAACTAATACATATAACTTACGCCCTTTGAAAAGAAAAGTGGGTTAGGAGTGAAAACTCCTAACCCCTTCTGATTTTCTTAGCATTTTTTCTTACTCTTTGACTCTCATCAGTCGCAAACCATTTAATGCAACCAAGAGCGTTGCTCCCATATCGGAAAGGATAGCAATCCAGAGCGTTAGCCAACCAGGGATAACAAGTAGTAAAGCAATGGTTTTAATAGCTAGTGCAAACGTAATATTTTGCTTAATGACGTTTAAAGCTTTACGGCTTAATTTTATCGCGAATGGAAGCTTTCTTAAATCGTCGCCCATTAATGCTACATCAGCCGTTTCTAGCGCTGTATCAGTACCTGCTCCACCCATGGCAATTCCTACCGTAGAAGCTGCGAGAGCTGGAGCATCATTAACTCCATCACCGACCATAGCTACGTTCCCGTATTCGGATCTTAACAGTTTAATGTAGTCTAACTTATCTTGTGGCATAAGTTCAGCTTGCACATCTGACACACCAACATGGCTTGCTATCGCATTTGCGGTACCTTTGTTATCGCCGGTAAGCATGATCGTCTTCTTAACACCGAGATTATGAAGCTTTTGAATAATGTCTTTACTGGATTCACGCACCTCATCTGCTACTGCGATCACCGCGAGAATTTCTTTGTCCGATCCTATAACCATAGCTGTTTTCCCTTGACTTTGTAGTGTGGTAACCATTTGCTCTTGTTCATTACTGAATTGAGCAGTAACTAACTCCTTAAAGAGTTTCGGATTACCAACGTAATAAATTGTCCCGTTTACTGTACCTTTAATTCCTTTACCGGTAATAGAGGAGAAGTCATCAACTAAGACTTCGGAATAAGAAATACGTTCTTGTTCCGCTTTCTTCATGATGGCCGAAGCAAGTGGATGCTGTGAACGGTACTCTAACGCAGTAATGATGGACAGTAATTCTTTATCATTCGTTTTATCGCTGAATACGTTAAAATCCGTTACAACCGGGACTCCTTTAGTAAGGGTGCCTGTTTTATCAAAAGCAATAGCCTTTAATGCTCCCATCTCTTCGAGATAAATACCGCCTTTCACAAGCACACCGTTTTTCGCTGCATTTCCGATTGCAGATACAATGGAGATCGGAGTTGAAATTACGAGCGCGCATGGGCACCCTACAACAAGTACTGATAAGCCTTGATAAACCCATGCAGCCCAACTTCCATCAAAGAAGAGTGGAGGAACAATCGCGACTAAAGCAGCAATGATCATAATAATTGGCGTGTAGTATTTTGCAAACTTATCGACAAAAGCTTGAGATGGTGCACGTTCCCCCTGTGCCTCTTCAACCAGGTGTATAATCTTAGCAATAGTCGTATCATCAACCAGCTTAGTGACCTTAACTTCAAGGAGGCCCTCTTCGTTCAACGTCCCCGCAAAAACCTCGTCATCCATTGTTTTACCAACAGGAACGGACTCTCCAGTGATCGCAGCCTGATTAACTGCAGAGTTACCATTGACTACTACACCATCCATGGCAATCTTTTGACCGGGCTTAACAATCATGATATCGCCTATAGCGATATCAGCAACATCTACCAGCATCTCATGTCCATTCCGTCTTACCAGTGCTTCTTTTGGGGCTATATCCATTAGGGAACGTATGGATTGCCTTGCCCGGTCCATCGAGAATCGTTCTAACGCCTCACTAATCGCAAAGAGGATAACCACAATTGCCCCTTCGGCCCATTCACCAATGATAGCAGCTCCGATAATAGCCACAGTCATGAGTGTCTTCATATCAAATTCAAATCTCAACAAGTTCTGGAAACCAACCTTAAAGAGCGAAAATCCACCGATTACTATAGAGGCAGCAAATAGCAGGGAAGTAATGAGATTTTCTTCACCATTTACAATTTGAGAAATATACCCGAAAACAACCAACAAGAAAGCATTTAACAGCACACTATGCTTTTTATAGAATGGTTCTTTTACTTCTTTAACACCCTCTAAATTAGCTTGCCGTACTGGCTTTTCAGGGGTAACTTTTAGATTTTCAAAAGCGCCGGCTTTCTCCAATTCCTCAATGGACGCATTGCCGTATACAGCAATCTTAGAAGCCCCAAAATTCACCTTAGCATCCTGAACCCCCGGGAGCTGTTTGACATTATTCTCAAACTTACCTGCACAATTGGCACATGTAAATCCATGAACGTTAAATACGTTTTTTTCCTCACTCACTTCCGGTTTTGGCACCCGCACAGGTTTTTCCGGAATGATTTTAAGATTCTCGAAAGCGCCTGCTTTCTCCAATTCTTCAATTGATGTATTACCGTATACGGAAACTTTTGAAGCCCCGAAGTTCACCTTTGCATCTTGAACTCCTGGCAACCTCTTGACATTATTCTCGAACTTTCCTGCACAATTCGCACAAGTGAAGCCTTCAACACGGTACACGGTTCTGTTTTCTAATGCTTCAACTTCTTTACTCAACGCCAACAACCTCCTTTTGATGCTCAATAGCGAGCCTAATCATTTGTTTAAGCTGCTGATCCTCCAAAGAATAAAAAACAAGCTTTCCCTCTTTTCGATACTTAGCAATCCCCATGTTTCGCAGCAGCCGTAGATGATGGGAAGCCGTCGCCATCGTGGACCCGATAATATTGGAAACATCACAGACACATAATTCGTCTTCATCGCACAGTGCATAGGCGATCTTTAGCCGCGTTTGGTCTGCTAGCACTTTGAAGATTTGAGCCATATCCTGAAAATCTGTTTTGTTTATTTTTTCCCGGACCCGATTAACCTTATCCTCGTCATAACAAAAAATCTCGCATGTATCTTGACTCATCCAATCACCTCTAATTTTTTTATTTAACTATCCTTTTCATAAGCCAACGAACTGACGGAATTGCCTAAAACCCCATAGTTGCTTTATCCTTTAATCTTACGAAGTTTTATTTTTCGATACATACCGTTAAATAAGACAGACATATCTTCCTCTACTCGAATATTGTCTTCGTAAGGTTGTAAAATCTGTTCAAATTTACGACCAATGTCTGTTCCCATTGTTGCAATGATGGGACGGATGAGTTTCTTAATTATTGGCAATCCCCGGGATGAAGGAGCAAATTTATCGAAAATCACTATAGATCCTTCAGTTCGAGTAACCCGAATCATTTCTTGAATACATTGATCCGGATCGGGGACGACAGATAGTATTAAATTTGCAATGACCACATCGAATGATTCGGATGGAAAGGACAAATTTTGTGCATCCATTTCTTTAAACGTAAAATTTTGTGACTCATATTTTTTTCTTGCTTTATCAAGCATTTCAGCTGACAGGTCGATTGCAGTAACAGAAATATCTTTATCCGTAATAAACTGTAGATCTGCACCGGTACCAACGCCAACAAAAAGGGTATTGCTTCTAGCCTTTATGTCGAGGTTTTCAAAAATTTGTTTCCGAGCCCGAAAAAAAGGACCGGAATTAAAGAAGTAATCATAAAAAGGAGCCCAGAATCGATAAATAACCTTGTTCCAAGAGTTCTTCATAACCTGATGTTTTACATCCCCCTTTACAATCAAATATGTATTTGAGTATTATAATATAACAAATTATTTCAATAATCAAATAGATGTTTGATTAATAAACGAATTCAAATTATTGCATTATTTTAGTTGTTCAGAAAGCGGATTAGCTTTAAAAGTTGATTTTGATTTAGAAATGAAAAATGAGGAGTGCAAAAATGCACTCCTCATCTAATTTCGGATGTGTTTAGTTATAGAACTTTTTGTTCTTTTATCTCCTCTTCTAATAAATAGTCCTCAAACTTTCCGTATCTTTTAGCGTTAGTAATCGAAAGACCGAACCCCTCGATCAGAATTTGCGGACCATAATTGGCCGCAAATGAATAAAAACAATTCATCCGTAAAGTTCGAGAAGTATGATCTGTCAATAATTTGATTAATTTCGTAATGTAATCTGTCGTTATTGGTCTATCTTCGTATAAACCTCTGACGCCGATCTTTCTAACCACTAGATAGGTTCTTGTTTCTATAGACTTCATATGAGATCTTTCGATTAAATATTGTTGTAAAGTCTCTAATTCATCTTCAGACATAAAAACAGGAGGACGCCCAGAGACCATTATCTTTTTATCATCAATAGCAACATCAGTCAATTTTATTAACGAAATCTGCTTTGGAGACAAGCCATGATAAAAAGAAAAACTACTAAGCAACGCAGGTAAAGGGTGAGATTTCCAGCTATTCTTAATTACCTTAGCGATTCTCTTAAGTTCTTCAAATGACAATGGCTGTGTGCTTGGAGGGAGCTCACGTATTGGGGTATCTATTAACGGCACGTGGGTAATTATCCTTTTCTTTATGGCTAAGCTAAACAAAAGAAGAAGGTTTTTAACAGCTAGCTGTCTTACCGAGAGTTTTAATGATAATAAATAATCCTGTACATGTCTTTCCTGTAACATATCCCAAGAAGATACATCACAGTTTAGAAGAGTCCAATTTATTAGTCGGTTAAAACTTTGAATATCACTCAGAATTGAACTTAATTCCAAAGGTTTTAAAGCACCCATTTTAATTTGTTTCTCTCTTAACGATTTCAACTCATCATAGTATATTTGTATCAGCCTTCTAAAAGAGTCTGGAATACGCTGTATATGTCTTGTGATCTTTTCTATACTGATATCATCTTTGGTTATGGGTGAAATTATTTTCTCTGCAATAAGAAAAGGAAATAAACTAGCTTTTACAGCAGTAACATCTCCTACGATTTTCTGTTCATTATTTAGCCAATCCATAGTGATATTACTGGGGGTGAGAAATTGTCTTTCCGCTACACCTAGGATTCTAATTACAGATAATAAATTGCGCCGTTTAGTGATAGGGCTGAGATCCCGATTTTCGAGGAACCTATTATAGCGCAACACTAGCTGTATAGGCCAATCCTTATTAAAGGTGAACGCTAAATTCTCAGGAGAAAGAAGTCTCGTTATTCGGTCAGTGAAGCGACAAGATATGCATCTATTTCGCGATTCTTTATTTTCACTAATTGTTAGTTGTCTTCCACAATCTTTGCACGATTTGCTCATATTATAACCTCTTAATTAAATTGGTGGCAGCCGATCATTTGCAACCTTTGTTTTCACTATTTCGGACGGATTATCTTCTCGACGATTGGCATATGTAGCTTTATGCCTCCATAAATCACTTGGAGTACAACCTAATGCTGTACAAAGAGCATCCATCGTTTCTGCTTTTACTTGTTTTGGGGCGTTAGCGAGTAACAAACTTATAGAAGGTGCTGTCAAGCTATAGCCAGCCTTCTCATTCATAAGCCGAATTAATTCTGCTCCGGTCCATATTCCTCTTTCAGCCATAACCTGTCTTAAACGCCATTCTAGAGCCATTAGGTGTCCCCTCCATCTTCCAACATTCTTTTCCACTTTTCTTGTGCCATGGTAATTCTCTTTTCGAGATAATTTGAACCTGGATTTGAATAAGTGAGCGTAGTTGTTATATCAACATGCCCTAATAATGTTTTAAGTGTTAATAAATCAACACCTGCCTCAGTCAAACGAGTTGCAAAAGAATGACGCAATTGATGTGGACTGAACAGTTCATGGTCTTTAAAGCCTAATTCTTCTTGTCTTCTTCGTAAATTACTTCTAGTTGTATTCTTTTGGATTCGGGTTCCAGATTCATTCATAAATAATGGTCCATTATTGTCATTACTAAATTTAGGGCGAATCTCGGTGATGTACCATCTAAGAAGAGTGTCCAGACCATCTAACATCGGTACCCACCTGCGTTTATACCCTGAACCTTTTGCACCTTTACCATACCGAATATAAAGTTTTCCACTGTCGCCTAAATCGAACCGGCAATCAGACATGTCCAACATGGTTGCTTCAAATAGTCTCATTCCAGACAATTCAATTGCTCGAAAAAAAGTGTAGTCCCTTGCAATAGTATAATATTTCCGTGCATGTTTAATCTGCTGCTTCATTCCGTCCCAAAATCTTTCGAGTAATTCAGAATCAGGAGGATAGACTTTACCCTCCGTATCTCCTCGAAGATGTATGTGACGGTTAAAGCGGTCTAGTACAATTGGTACTGAGACTCTAAAGTTTTGCCATATTTCATGTCCATATCTTGATCGAATGAAATCTAAAAAGGATGTTAGGCTTGACTGATATTTACGTCTAGTGGAATACGCCAATCCCTTTCCCACCAGCCCTTCATAAAACTTGTCAACATCTAGAATCGTTATTTCCCAAATAAAATGATTGCATCCTTTTAAAAATTCTAATACTTTAGATAAATTTAGCGCAATCGTAGCATCGGTGTAACCAACGATCTTTTGTTGTCTTTCCCATGAGGCAAGTAATTTTGATTGAAACTCAGCGGATTCTTCGTATGAACTAATACCTGTCATTTCATTATTAATTAGGGTAAGTGTATTCTTCATCAATTGATATCAATTCCTTAGATGTTGTTTAAAATATTTAGACAGCATCTAATATATCACAATCAAATCAGGAGATAAACATGATATTTTCCCGGTGGCTGGCAGCTGTACCAGGTCCGTCTGGTAAACTCCGGCCAGTTGGGATAATTGAGTTTGGGGCATCCCCGGTGCATAAGCAGGCATTCCGGGGTGTGGCCACTCAATTGGTCACAGGTGAGGATAAGAAGTTTGTACACCTGGCTCCGCGGCTGCGGGCTAAGGTCAAAATGAGAAACTGGACTAAATCGGGAATGCTCCGCACACCAGTGTTTGAACAGTTCATTATTTGATTATTATAGTGACATCCTTGTTTGGAGGTTGATTATATGTGTGGACGCTATACTATCACTGTAACGCTGGAAGAGTTAATTACTCATTATATGATTGATGACAGCAAAATAGCCGTTTTGAAGCCAAACTATAATGTAGCACCTATGCATAATATCCCGGCTGTATATGCCGGCGATTCCGGAAACCGACTGGGCGAGCTCCGCTGGGGCTTGGTACCGGTTTGGGCAAAGGATGAGAAGATTGGCAATAAGATGATTAATGCCCGTGCAGAGACGGTGGCCGAAAAACCTGCTTTTAAACGGCTGCTCAAATCTCGCCGCTGTATCATTCCGGCAGATGGATTTTATGAGTGGAAAAAGGATGGCAAGAACAAACAACCCATGCGTATTCTGCTTAATGATGGCAGCATCTTTTCCTTCGCAGGGCTATGGGATACATGGGAAGACGGTGACGGCAAGAAGCTCAGTACCTGCACCATCATAACCACAGAACCAAATAGTCTGATATCTGACATACACGACCGTATGCCGGTGATTCTTCGGCCAGAAGATGAGGCAGAATGGCTGGAGAGAGATAATGATGACGTGGAGTCTTTACTGAAACTGCTGAAGCCCTACGATGCATCAAAAATGCGGGCTTATAAAGTCCCTTCGGCTGTCGGAAATGTGCGGAATAACTCTAAGGAATTACTTGAGGATATTGGATGAAAAATAACCCGTCAGGCATAAGCCCGGCGGGTCATTTTATGTATGCACCTAAGCAAGCACCATTCTAAATTCAAATTCATTTCGACGATAATAAGCGTCTGCAATTTTTATACTTTCTGGACTCCACTTTTGCACTGGACCACCATAATCAACGACGCAGCCAGCTAGATCTCCGCGGAGCTCAAATACCGTAACTCGGGCTTGGCTTAGGGCTGCCATGAGGAAGTCAGTATCGCTCTCAAGAACTTTATATGTACTACTCACAATTAATCACTCCATATGAAAATACCCCACCGAAAATGGGCAGGGTACATTGATTTTTTATCCTTATGTAATAAATTATCAAAACAAGCTTTCAATAAACTCGACTATATGTTTCCAAAATGAAAAGAGAAGAACAAAGCCAGTTATTAATGAGATGATTACAGAAAGAAGTATAGGATGTCGTTGAGAGAAAGTTTTTTTCTTGGGAGGTTTTTCGTTAATATTATTAAGGGTATTGGTTTGATGTCCAATCGAACTCTTGTTAATTTTATTTCCATCTCCAATTTTAATATCAGCCATTACTCTTCCCCCCAAAAAAATTTCCAAACCTTGATTTATTAATTTTATTTTTATCTCCAACTTCTATTGAATCACCATAAATAATTTTCTCAATGTTATATATTACTTGTTCTTTCTTTTCGACATCATCATTTAATTGAGGTCTTATATCTAATTCATCTAAATTATCAAACGTTTTTTCAAGTTCCATTATTATGTCAGCCAATTTTGATTTCACTTGAGAAACAATTCCTTCAATCTGATTAGAAGATATTTTAACAATCATGCCAGCTATTTGAAGATCAATATTTGATATACTATGACAAAATGCGGTCGGAACTTGTTTAGCGAAGTTTTCTCTGTTCTCTCCACTAAGGATCGATTCAATACTTGCAATTCCATCTCTTATATGTACAGTAGATATTTTATCAATTTGATCCTTAGTAATTAAAGATTCCAAAGGTACTGGTGAATTTTTATACGTAAAACTTTGATTAACCATAAAGGTTCCGGTTGGAACACCTTTTAAAACTCTGTAACTCGGAATTTCAGACTTTTCATTATATCCTTCAAATTCTCCGTTAATCCAATTTATTATTACATCGTTATTCAGATCATTCATAATAATTTTCAATCTCATTAATATACTTTCAATACTTGTTTTTCCGCCTACCAAATCTTTAAGAAGCTGGCTTCTACTCATGATTATCATATCCTTTATCAGTATATATGCTTACAGTACAAAAACTCCATATCACATCCAAATATTACGATGATACTTTGGTAGTCTTGGTAATCTATTCTAAATGATTAATCAATCATCTGTAAACGACAAAAAGCCCACCGGCCGGAGCCAGTGGGCATTGTTCTGTCCTATTCCTTATCCGTGTACCCTTTTCCGGCCTCCGGATTACTCACGATTCCTAGCACAACCAGAATCCCCAGGATCGCATTAACCGCTGCTGTAGCCTCATCATACTTCTCCGGGGCGAACTGCACCCCAAAGATTGTGCCGACCGTCTGAAACCCCAGCAGCACTGCTGCCGTCAGGGATACCCACATACCGTAATTCCGCCATTTGCTCTTCATAACTATTTGACCTCCTTCGTCAGTGTAACGACCTTATTCGCTTGATCCCAACCCACGGTCAGGCCCAACGCCTCAGCCACAGCACGCACTGGCAGATATGTCACCCCATCCTCCAGAAAGCCGTTCTGAATCTGCTTGCCGTTGACCTTGACGGTCACCATTACATCTTTCTTCAAGCTATCGTCCTCCTTTTGATTGATTGCTGCATACAGCCGTTCCCACGGAAATTTAGGTCCAGGGCAGAACGGTTTGCGCTTCGGGTCTACTTGGAAGTGCCCGATTACATGCTTGCGATCAAGCAGCAGATCCTTGCCATAGATGCACTTGACCTCGCTGGCAATGTATTTATGCAGCCAGACGGTTGCAGCAAATTGTGCCTCTGTCAGAGTACCGTCAGTGCCCTCATGCTCAATACTGACGGTATATTTATTTGGATTTACAGGAGCCTGCTCTTTCACGATGGCCGCCGTTGCTCTCGGAATGTCTGCAGCCTTCAGGCCGTTTGCCCAAGCCATTTTCCTAATATCCACGTACTGATGAATTACACCCGCTTTCGATACACCAAAATGCGCGCTGCTTTCCTCATTCCCAGATGAGGTGAACCAGGAGTCCATGCTGCTCATGGCCCCGCCGCTGATATGATTTACGATCGCTATCGGTATATGTCCATCCCGGCTACTTGAATTCGTGTGGGCATTGCCCTTTTGAATGATCTGCACGTTATTTCCCTCCTATGAAGATGTATCCGACAATAACAAAGATCGTCCCGCCGATCACATACTTGAGCAAGTCCATCCAGAACTTTCGTTCAGTCTGATTGTCCTTGCCGGACTGCTGCAACAGCATAAAAATCCGGTTCTCCAGCTGATCAAACTTTCCCATGATGGCATTGAACTGGACCTTCATTTCGATGGTCGATTCCTTGATCTGCTTGATGTTCTCCTCATGCCGGTGATCGTTTTCTTCCAAGAGCTTCAGCTTGGTGTTCGCAGTGACGTTCTCGGCTGACAACCGTGTAAACTCTGCTGCCAGCCCCTGCAGCTGCTGCTCTACATCATCCAGCCTTTGCAAAGGCATTACATCCCCGCTCCCTCCTCTGTTTTGCGTTCCCCCGTCAGACATTATGACCGCTCCCTCTCTCTATTTGGTGGGCAAAGCAAAGCCCCCGGATCAGCTCCGAGGGCAAAATAAAAACGCCTCTTTAGGCGCTACCGTTAATCTCTATTCAACCTCCAGCAGTGCGGCTACGTCTGGACGGATAACTTCCGGCACCTGTTCCAGCGTCTTCAGGCCCTTTCGGATCAAGCTTGCATATACCTTAGCCATTGTTTACTTCACCTCCCTCTGCAGGGGCTTCTGGCGTTACAGGCTGCTGCCCGGCGAGTACCAGCTCGTACAGCTCTGTGAGCGCCAGCTGCGCATCTGCTGCCTCCTGCCGGGTAACCTGCAGCTCCTCAAATGTTTCAACCAATGCGAGTTGCGCGTCCTGCAGTTGAGCCTCAGTGTCATTCAGGCGGGTAAGCGTTTCGGCCAGCTGCTGCGCGGTGTCAGCCGCTCCCGCCTCAACGATCTCTATCCTGCCCTCCAGTGGGTTGGGCTGCGGGCCTGGGAAGGTAAACTCCAAGGTACCGGACTCCGGATTTACCCGGTAGCTCTCGGCTTGCGAAAACTCACGGGAATGCTGGCCGTACTGCAGTTTGAGCACGCCGACCGTCTCCCGGACGCGCTGAGCCAACTCCTTGATGCTTGCAAAGTCCTGATCCTCCGTAGGCTCCGTATAACTGCGGCCGACATACTCCCCGGTATTATGGATTACATTGCCGGTTGCCTTATCGTAATATATCTTCATGCCGATTTGCATTTTCTTCTCTCCCATCTAATTTGATTTAGCCAAGTATATACTGCGCCTTGAAATTAAGTCCGATTTCTGGATAGTTCAGTGTGGCATAAGCTCCCCCAGATTGGGTTACAAACACCGCTCCTGATATTACTCCTGTTGACGGATCATAATTTATACTGCCATATTGGAAAGTTACTTTGGCTGGCGAGCTTGTCGTGCCGGTAACAATCTCTGAGACTGGTGCAGGCTGGTCTTTAATATAGGACACTGTAAAACACAACTTACTGGAGCCAGAAACTTGAGTTGATGACAAATATAGATTTGAGTTATACACGTTGTACATTGTCAATGCCAGTAAGGTTTTGCCTGTAGGCACTGTAAAGGAAAACGGGAAAATAATCGTTGTACTATTAACTTGAGATGGGACGATAGAGCCAAATCCATCATATGTCGCCGTGACAGGCATATACGTGCCAGTTACTACACCCCCTTCAGTCCCGATAGTATAGCCGCTGAGTACCTGCGCTGCGCCGGCTGTTCCATACTCACCCCCTTCACCCTGTAAGATAAAAGCCGTTCCGTCATAAACAAGCGTATAGACTCCGCCGAGAGCCAAAGCAGCATTGTTGCCGTTTGGCTTTTTAATGGATTTGGCTCCAAGGCCGTTGACGTTAAGCGTAGCCGGGCCAGGGCTGGCGACATGGGTCTTGATAGTCAAGCGTAACCCTGCAGTCAGCGCAGCAGGCGCAGGGTTTAAGCTGGTCGCCAATGCCGCATAGGTGCCGGTGGTAACGGCGTATGCCAAAGAGCCTTGCACCACTTCGGACAAGGTTTTTCCAGCGTGCAGATCGGCATCAAGGCCGCTGTAAGCCCCCATGTTTCCGCTATTCCAGAGCTTTTGATTTACTCCGTCAAGTTTGACATACATTGTGTTGGTTGCATCATCGTAAACAAGCCCATCATCATTAGCAAACTTAATGGATGTACTCGTTGTAAGATTGCCCGCAGAATCAATAGCTGCTAAACCATTGACTACACCCTTGCTTGCAATAAAGGATGTTAAATCCTGCCGCAAGTTATCCGCCTTTGCCTCAATGTAATCGTCCGCAAAGTCCTGCCTGTCATTCTCCTGCCGCAGCTCTGCTGTACTCAGTACCAGATCAGATACCACGCCGCCCAGGCCCGTCCGCCATGTGGCTGCTGTCTCTATGACATTAGCCGTAAGAGCGTATTTGTCCAGGGCGATGTAGGTGACATAGTAATCCTTTGTGGTATCATAGTAAGCTCCCGGGATACCCGCCCGCGCCCCATTATCTGTTCCAGACACACCCATCGCATTAACAGCCCATACTCTAGGCATCACATCGGCACCGGCATAAATCTCTATAAACCTAGCCAAGCGTTTCGACGTTTTAGACGCAGAGTACGGTGGATCGCTTCGGTTAATTTCCCAGTAGTTAGCACCAGCTACGTTAAACACTGGAGTCACTTTCTCGCGCTGCACGATGCCCGTCTCTACACTGATCTGATTGCCTCCTGGGTGCAGTGTAATACTGCCCTCTGCATTCGGGATGACAACCGGCACAGCGGCAGAGGCCAGAACGTAATCCAGCGTATATGGTTGCCAAAATGCTGTAAAAGGTGCTTGTGATGTCGGAACAGCGGTAACCGCCCCTGTATTGCTAGTGGCACCGATAACGGTCCAGGTCTTTGTTCCACTTCCGTTGTACGAAGTACCGAAGGTGCCGTTGTTCATGCGGTATCCCAGAAAATACGCTGCAATTTCAGCGGCGCTCGGCGTGTATGTTTCACCCCACCCGGAGTCAGTGTCTGCAATATATATATTTACAATTTCTCCGCTTCCGTAAAGGTAGAAGAGGTCTGCCTCAGATGCGGCGGTGTCGCCTTTGCGATTCTTCAGAACTTTTCCATCGCTTTTTATGACGATACCGTTACCATAAGTGGTCGGCAGTGGCATGTTGCTCCCTGCAACTGATACCCGCTTAAATCCCGTATAGTCAGTGCTAAATGCATAGGTGAGTGAGGCATCCAAGATTATATTTTTCTTAATTCGCTCTACATACATCCACTCTGTACCCGCACTATATACGCTATCCTTCACATCTCCGATCTGGCCGAGAGCAACTGGGAGGATAACAGACTGTGGCTCCGCTGGGGTAAACGGTGTAGGAGTGCTGCCGAGTTCAAGCTGCCAGTTTTTAAAGGTGAATGTTCCAGTTAGAGCATTAGAAAAAGC